ACTGAAGAGTTCCTGAACCGTGTAAGGTCAGGTGAAGCTTCAACTCAAGACCTCAAAGCAGCCTGTGATTGGCTGAAAGCTAATGACATTAGTGGCGTAGCGTACGAGGGTAACCCCCTTGATAAGCTAGCCAATGTGATACCACAAATTGACCCTGAACTTGTACAACGGAGATTGTATGGCAGCAAGCAAAGGGTTTGAAGGACCCAAGTATGCTAATGGAAATCACAAATCCCAACAACAAGCATATAACAAAACTAAAAAAGGATTAGCTCTCCGAGTGAATGCTAATCGTCTTAGACGGCAATTGAAATTACGTAAAGGTGATCCCCGTGAAGCTGGCCANTATGCTGGTAGNNACTACTAAAGGAAAACCTCAAAACGCTAAATCAAATGCTGCTAGACGATCTGCATGACTCCTCTTTTCCCTAACTCTGATTACTACTTACACAACCTAATAACCATGACATCCTCTGAGGCAACCCGTCTTTGGAGGCGGGCTATCAAAGAAAGCTTTAATTGTCAATGTGTTTATTGCGGAGAATCTTATGAACTACATGAACTCACAATCGATCACGTCAAACCCCGATCAAAAGGAGGTGAGACCATTACAAGAAATTGTGTCCCAGCATGTCAATGTTGTAATCAGGACAAGGGATCAGAACANTGGGAAGACTGGATGCTAGCACGCTTNGGTCTNCACCCACAACGTACACAACTAATTTTAGATCACATCAATGGCTAGTGTAAANCAACAACACTTTAAAGCTGGTGGTGGCAATGCTGCCGTCAANAAGCTGCTAGCGGCTCAAGCTGCGGCAGCACGACAATTGACTGGTGCTTCCCAGTCTGGTCAACAAACTACAAAACCTACTGAAGCTCAACTAGCTCGTCTTCGTGCTAAAGTAGCTGCTCGTGGTAAAAGCAGAACTAGATCGCCAAAAGACAGAAAGCAACCGTAAGGAAGCTTCTGAAAACCACCTACAGTGGTAACAAAAGTCTACCGTAATGGTAAGCACATTGGCAACATGGTCAATGGTAAAACTGGTTAAACTAGGTGAAGGTCCTAATCGTGACCCCAAGATTAAAAAGGTTAAATACCCAGTTACTGTCGGTACTGCAACAGATAAGCCGAAAGAGCCTGAGAAGAAGCCTGAACCTGAGAAGAAACCTGATTCAGAAGTTCGTACACTTACTAACAATAATCGTAATAATGGTGGCGGTAGTGGTAATCGTACCCCTGCTAGTACTCCACCTCGCTCTAACAGCTCCCCTACTCCTCCTCGGCGTAGTGCTGCCACCCGAGGATAGTACAATGAAAGCTGACTTAGGTAAACTCCTTAAGGATAAGCCTAAGACTACAGAAAAGCCTAAGCCTAAGTCTCGTCTAGAGAAAGCTTTGGCATGGGCTTCTGATAAGAAAAACAAAGATGCCTGGAAAAAGAAATGAAATCTTTAGTCAATGTCGGTGAAGAAGTAATTACTAAACTTCTTAAAGGTGTTGACGACTGGGGTACTAATAAGGCGGTTAAGCTTCCTAAAGAGGATGCTGCCGCCTATCGTCAATACGGTAGAGACTATCATGCTAAACATGGCAGCATGAAAGGTCATATGAAGGTAAACTATGGTAACGAAGAGTTTAGCCTTAAGACCAACAACCCTAACCCTGATGGATCTCCTAACCTTAAAGTCAGACCTAAAACTGTTAAAACTAGACAAGATGCCGTTAGGAAAGCTAGGGAAAACAATACAACTACTAGAATCCAACAAGCCCAAGATCAACGTGGTCGTCCTCAAGAAGAAACAGATGAGATCTTAACTCACGTTAAACGAGGTAATAGATCACAAGCTACTAGTAACTACTTTGCTAATAAAAACATTAAAGACAAAAACAAGAAGGTTACTAGAGGTCACATCAAAGCTTTAGGTAATGATGGTCTTGATGTACCTGAGAATGTTAAACGTGAGAATGCTCGGTATAACTACCGGACACAAAACAAAGAAGATGCTCCTGAAGTAAACATTCGTATGGCTGGTTCTCCTAATAACGTAGAGGAGTATTTAGCTCAATATGGTCTTAATAAAGAGTTTCCTCAACTTAACCTGTCTAAGCTTCCCCTCCATATTAGAGAAAAGATTTTAAAGGCTGCTAATGCAGAAGAGATTGATGACATACTAACCACGTATGAGGAAAGCCTCTCAGCTAAGCCTAGGAGGCGCAGGAAGCGCAAGTAATAACTTACCACCCTACCACACCTAACTCACCTTACACACCCCTTATAGCGTCTTCTAGACACCTCTCATGGACCCTACTAAAAACTGGGCGTATGTAGATTTCTACTATGCCGATTTACACCTACCTGAAACCAGTGGTATTTACCTTGTCTTTGCTGCAAGAGCAGGAAGAGATATTTGTATCTACGTTGGTCAAGCTAAAGACTTAAAAGCTCGATGGGCTAGAGGTCATAACAAAGCATTAGCTTGTCTCAGAGAGGGCGCTGATTTTATTCGTTTTCAACCAACCTTACCGGAGAATCTTGATGAAGAAGAACTCAAATACATCAAACACTTCGAACCAGCCCTCAACGTCAAAGGTCTGGGACAAAGTGTATCAACGACTAGTCCCACTGAATAAAGCAGTATGCCCAATCAGCAACAAAGTACCCTAAAGCTTATGCAGGAGGATTTCAAGATCTTCTTGCAAGCTTTATGGCACCAACTAGACCTACCTTCGCCTACACGTGCTCAGTATGCTATTGCTGACTATCTTCAGCATGGTCCTAAGCGACTACAGATTCAGGCTTTCCGTGGTGTGGGAAAATCATGGATTACCGGGGCTTTCGTGTTGTGGACTCTCTTTAATAACGCCGAAAAGAAGGTGATGATTATCTCTGCCTCTAAAGAAAGAGCAGATAACATGTCTATCTTCTTACAAAAACTAATCATCGAGACAGCTTGGCTTGCTCACCTAAGACCTAAATCAGATGAAGCCAGATGGTCTCGAATATCATTTGATGTACAATGTTCTCCTCACCAAGCTCCTTCAGTCAAGTCAGTCGGAATAACTGGCCAACTTACTGGAAGTCGTGCGGATCTTATGATTCTGGACGATATCGAAGTCCCTGGCAACTCCATGACCGAACTTATGAGGGAGAAACTCCTTCAATTGTGTACGGAGGTAGAATCTATCCTAACTCCCAAAGACGATTCACGGATTTTGTTCCTAGGCACCCCTCAAACGACTTTCACAGTCTATCGCAAACTAGCTGAACGTAACTACAGACCATTTGTTTGGCCAGCACGTTACCCACGTAATCATACCCAGTATGAAGGTCTCCTCGCTCCTCAACTCGTAGAAGATGTTGATAGAGGAGCATCAGACTGGNATCCAACAGACCAGAGGTTTACAGAAGATGATCTACTCCAACGTGAAGCGTCTATGGGACGTAGCAACTTCATGCTACAGTTCATGCTTGACACAAGTCTCTCAGACGCTGAAAAGTTCCCCCTTAAAATCGGACTGACCTTATCGTCACTAGCGTTAACCCTAAACTTGCTCCCGACAATATCGTATGGTGCTCCGATCCAGCGAATGTCATCAAAGACGCTCCCACTGTCGGTCTACCTGGAGATTATTTCTACAGTCCAATGCAGTTTGGATCAGGGGAGTGGACTCCTTACACGGAAACAATATGCTCAATTGATCCATCGGGTAGAGGAACAGATGAGACGGCAGCGTCTTATATCTCCCAACACAATGGTATACTGTACTTGCACGAAATGCGAGCTTACAGAGATGGATACTCAGACAAGACGCTTCTTGATATTCTTCGGGGATGCAGGAAGTTTGGCGTTACAAAGCTACTCATTGAGACCAACTTCGGTGACGGTATTGTCGCCGAACTGTTTAGGAAACACCTACAACAACTTAAACTATCCATTGATATTGAAGAGGTAAGAGCTAATGTCCGTAAAGAAGACCGCATTATCGATAGTCTTGAGCCAGTCCTTAATCAGCATCGGCTGGTCCTTGATCGTAGTGTCATTGATTGGGACTACNNCTCTAANAAGGANCAACCCCCTGAAGAACGTCTTCTCTACATGCTCTTCTACCAAATGTCCAGAATGTGTAGAGAGAAAGGTGCCGTTAAACATGACGACAGATTAGACTCCCTAGCACAAGGCGTAAAGTATTACACAGATGCACTCGCTATAG